GATGATAGTGAGACTACTATAACCTTAGATGATGCTAGTGACTTGCCAAGTGCAGGTGGGGCAATTCTGATAGACAACGAAATTATAACTTATACAGGAATAAGTAGTGAGAATTTAACAGGTTGTACAAGAGGAGTAGGTTCTACAGTAGCAGCGACTCATGATGATAATACTAAAGTATATTTATTAACTCAAATGGTAGGAAATACTTCAGGAATAACCTCTTATATAAAACCTAAAGAAGGGAGATTAAGAGAAAAATATGGAATGCCTAGAGTAAGAAGAGTTAGATTAACAGGCATAAATAATAAAAGAGATATAAGAGAAGCTATTACAGCTTCTTTAATTACTAGTCATCAAACAAATGGTCTTAATGGATTGTTTGCCATAACTAAGTACCCATATTCTAGTATAGTAGGAAAAACTAGTAATCTTTCAACAGGTCATGGAGTAGATATAGCTCTATTATCTAATTCAGCACATTATATAGACCCTAGAAAATGGGGTATAAAAACAGGGATGGCGATAGAAAAATACGAAGATATCAATTTTACTAAAGACCCTGCCCAAACTACAGTAAGGACTGCTATATCTTCTTCAACTGCTATGACAGGATCAGGCACAATAGATGCTAATGCAACTGCAAACTTCCCATCTTCAGGAACTATTGAGATAGGAAACGAATTATTTGATTATAGTGGTAAAACATCAGATACTTTTACAGGAGTACAAAGAAATGAAGCCCATACTTATACTATAGATGAAGATCATGCAGTAGGAGCCGTAATAAAAGAAGTATGGCCTCATGCATATATCTCAGATGTATTAGATGATAGAACAGATAAAACAGCAAGTGCTTCAGGATCAATTCAAGGTATTCAAATAAATGGAAGAACTACTGAAGAATGGGCAGATGATACAGCATTAGCTGCAGGACAGTTTGTAAAAGTACATGTACCAATTAGAGCAGGAGATATAGTAAGAGTAGACAATGATATAGCAAATATAGACAACGATCACTTAGTCTCTAGTTTAACTTTTACTGATTTAAATAATATTTTAAGGACAGAATTTGAAACTATTAAAAAAGAAACTTCAAATATAATAAAATATCCTATTACAACTGAAATTTTAAGTAATGAAAGTGTAGAAAGAAGTATTTATCATATTAAAAGAAATAGATCACAACAAAAATTTGCTTTAGGAAAAGACACTAATGAGCCTATGCATATTTCAAATATGGCTCCATCAGGATCATTATTAAATGGGGCAATAGCTAATACTACAGATACAACAGTTACTGTAGATAATGGAGCCCATTTTTCTGCAGGACAAGTATTATGTGTTTCTAATGCTACAGCTAGCGAACATATGGTAGTAACAAATGTTTCAAGCAATGACCTTACAGTAGTAAGAGCATTCAATGGAAGTTCGGCTCATGCTGATGATGTAGCCGTTTTTGTTCAAAGAGCAAAAGAAATTCGTTGGGGATATAGTTCAAGCCAACCACATAAAGAACAATCAGCAGCTTCTAGAACTTTAATATTAGATACAGGCGAAGAATATGTAATTAGAGCAGGTTCAACCAAAGACTCAGATATGTTAAATGGTGACATGGGATTAAATAGCCATTATATATTGTATTGGAATGATGAACATCCAAATGAGTTTCAAGTACAGACTATAATAGATTGGACATCTACAGATTTTCCCCAAGATTCGGTAGTAATAGGTATTATAAAAGGAGGACAAAGTAATCAGGAGAACGCTACAGGAACAGACGTAGCTACAATACATGATTTTGCAACAAATAAAGTACATCCTGTTACTTATAATATTAAATTTGTTGATAGTGATATAGAACATTCACATCTATTTCATTTCTAATTGATTATGCCTGCAAGAATACCTACAAAAACTAAAGTTATACGTTTTAAAACGCAGAACCCCTTTATGCGTACTAGTGAAATAGCTAAAAGAATGGGTTATAGTAGGCAATATGTCAATAGAGTTTTACAACAACATGGAATCGTTACTAGAATTCCAAGTGGGTTTAAAAGTAGACATGTATATTGTCTCCAATGTAAAGAAGTAGTTATGACAATTAGAAGAAAAAATCGTTATAACGAGAAAAAAGCCAAGAAAACATTCTGTTCTAAAGCTTGTAAAACGACTTATTATAATATAGAATTAAATTGTTCCTATAAGGATTGCCCAAGAGAAGGAAAACCTTTTATAAAAGAAAGGTCTAAAGTACTACAAGCGTATAATCTAGGCTCTAAAAAAATATATTGTGGGAAACTTTGCGAGACAAAAGACAAAAAATTCAAGGATTAAAATGGAAATTACAGATCAATTAGTTGAACAATGGGAAGCTAAAATACATAAAATCTTAGCTACTACATCAGTTCAAGGTATGGATAAAGAAGATTTAGTTCAAGAATTACGAATAGTAATTGTAAAAGCAGCTAAAAAATTTAACCCTAATAAAAATACTTCCTTCCATACCTATTTACATACAGCTATGATAAACACTATAAGAACTTTTATATCTCAAGCTCAGAAAAAAATACATCCTACTAGTATGGATAAGTTAATTATGTATAGCGAATCAGAGTATGTACCATTTAAAATCTCTAAAGCTTTAGAAGATATAAGAGCTTCAGCGTTTATAGATGAAATTGAGATATTTGATATTTTAGATAATTTAAAGTTAACTGAAAAAGAAAAAAAGTACATAGAATTAAGATTTGAAGATTTAACAATGGTAGAAATTAGTGAAGATTTAGAAGAATCGGCTTATAGAGTTAGAAATAAAATTAGAAAGAAGTTTGAAAACTTATATAAGGAGAAGATTGAACATGCCTCTTAAAAACAGAAAGGGAAGTGGTGGGTTTTATAAAAAAGAAGATGCAGAAAAAAGAATATATACTATTATAGGTTACAATAAAAAAACAAATAAAACATGGGAACAGGAAAAAACTACAATTTTTAAAATAGCTAAAGAATATGTTGACAACAATACAAAAGATGATGTAGAATATTATGTGTATTTAGAAAATAATAGTAATAGAATAATATACCCAATAGGATAATAATGGAAAATAACGAGTTTATAGAATCAGGTTTAATTTTTAATTTAAATAGTAAAGTAGCTTTAAGAAAATTTAAATATTCTTCTTCAGATTTTGCTAAACATGGCAAAGCATTTAAATGGCTAAATGTATATGTAGATGAAAATGGAGAGTTTCCTCCTCAAGGACTCTTGACAGCAAACTTTCCGGAACTTAATCCTGAAGCTGCCGATACTAATTTAGATTATTTAATCGGAGTTTTTAAAAATCAAGTCACTTTTAGGGGGGCTGTTAAAGCCTTTCAAAATAACAAAGAGTTATTACAGGAAAATCCTAAAAAAGCCATATCTCAAATAAGTTCTTTATTAGATGATGTTATGATTCATGGAGATGATGATATAGTAGAGTATGATAAAGGTAGTGATGAAAGATTTAAAGAGTGGATTAAGAGAAAAGAAGAGAAGGAAAACACTAAAGATGGTTTAAGAGGGGTAAAAACTCCTTTTAGCATGTTAAATGATATGGGAGTAGGGTGGTTACCCGGTGAATTAATAGCTTTTTATGCTCGACCAACTGTAGGTAAGACTTGGATGTGTGTAGATATAGCAGCTACAGCAGTTAAAGAAGGTGTTAAGACCTTATTAATATCTACTGAGATGCCTGTAGAAGCCATAAGTTTAAGATTAGATGTTGTACTAGCACATAAAATGGGTTATAGTTTCTCTCATACAGGTTTAAGAACAGGTGGAGAGATAGAAGAAAAGTCTTACAAGGAATTTTTAGCTAATCAAAACTCTAAAAACTTACTGATATGTGATCATATAGAAGGAGAATCTAGTATATCTCTAGAAGGTATAGCTAGTTTAATTAGAAAATATAATCCTGAATTAGTAGTTTTAGATGGTATCTACTTAGTAACTACTAAAAGTGGGGGTAAGAAGCAGATGTGGGAGCAGTCCCACGCACTATTTTATGGTATTAAAAATCTTTGCTTATCTTTTAATATTCCAATAGTTGTTTCTACTCAAGCCACTAGAGAAGCAGCTGACACTTCAGCTTTCCCAAGACCTGAACATGTAGCTTTTGGAGATGCTTTAATTAGAGCTGCAGACGTAGCCATTGCAATGAGAAAACCTGAAACAGAAATTTCTGAGATAAGTTTATCAAGTCAGAAAGAAAATAGAAAACGAGATATTAAATTTCAAAAATATAGAGATGGTGAGCTACCAACTTACCAAGTAAGTTTAAAATGGGATGTAGACAAAGGTATAATTGAAGAGTATAATAAATATGAGAATGATTATTAAAGAGAAGTTAAAGGAGTAAACATGCTTAGAATGATTTTTAAGTACAGAAGTATTCTTCCTGAGCTCTTAGATTTAGTAGAAGTATCAGTTGCAAGTATGCAAGATGGTAAAATATCTGCTAAAGAAAGAAGTGCTTTGATGAAGAAGTTTTGGGCTTTAGTAAAAGCTTTAGAAACATCGGCTAAGAAATAAGTAAATGGCTGATTGGACATCAACATTATTAAATATAGGAATAAATGTTCCTCTAGATAGAGATCAATTCTCAATTCTATGCCCTTTTCATGATGATCAAAGGTCATCTTGTTCTATTAATATAGAAAAAGAAGCTTGGATTTGTTTCGCAGGTTGTGGGTCAGGTACATTAAAAACCTTTGCAGAGAGATTAGGACATGATGTTGATGTTGAATACAATGTAGATTTATTTGATGAATTCTATACTTTTGAAGAAGAGCAAGGCGATTTAAAAGAAGTCACTCTACCTGAAGATTTTATATCAGAATCTTATCCAAGTTGGATATTTGATAGAGGATTTGATGAAGAAACCTTGTTTAAATGGGGGTGTGGAACCAATAAGTACAACGATTTAATCATACCTATATATGATGATAGAACTAGATTAGTGGGTTGGATTGCTAGAAGAGTTAGTGCAGTCCCTAAATATCTATATTCATATGGGTTAAAGAAATCTTTAGTTTTATTTGGTTCAAATAGAATTAACAGTAGTAATTATGTTTGTATTACCGAAGGTGTTTTAGATGCTATGTGGTTAGACAAACATGGACATCCATCGGTAGCCCTATTAGGGGCACATTTATCTAGAAGACAAGCAGAACTATTAATAGGATTGCCTACACAAGAATTAGTTCTTTGTTTAGATAATGATGAAACAGGTAAAAAAGCTGCTGATAATGCCTTGACAACACTTTCTAAAGATGGTATAGTATCATTAATAGATTTACCAAAGCAATTTAAAGATGTTCAAGAAATAAAAAATACAGTAACATTAAATACAATTATTAACAACAGAAATTTTTGGTAAAAATAGGAGAAATAAATATGAGTGGAATAGCACGAATACAATCAAGAATACAAGAAAGATTACAAACCCAAAACGTAGATTCTAAAGAATACTTTTTAAGAGATGGAGATCAAGTTTTCCTTTCTGCAGCAGGAGATGGTAAAGAAGGAGACCCTTTTGTTTCTGAAATACAGATGCTGACGTGGAGAGAAGGAAATAGATTTAGAAGCGTTTTAATAACAGAAGATGATGATGTAGATAAAATCAGAGTATCATTAAATATACCTGAAGATTCTAGAGTTCAAAAGAAGTTTGCAATGTGGGTACATATATATGAAGCCTTACATGTAGAAAGAAGAGTAGATAGTTGGACTGCAATAGAAGGCCCTAGTGGTAAAACCTTATATAAAGAAGAACTTAATGATTTTAGAATAATGGCTCTACCTTTTGGAAGAGGTGGGTATGTTTGGAATCAATTAGTAGATGTCTTTGAAGAGTGGGGAACCCTTAATAAAGGTGTAATCCGAGTAAAAAGAAATGGAGCAGGATTAGAAACTACCTATAGTATAGCAGCTTCTACAAGAGAACTTAGCACTTCTGATAAAGATACTTCAGAGTTAATATCTATAGATGAGTATTATAAAAACAGATATTCTGCAGACCTAGAAACAGGTAAAGAGTCTAAAGACGTAAGTCTATTTGACTAATGATAGTAAACACAGAAAATTATCAAGAAGTTATTGATAAAATTCTCCCAAAGAAATCATGGATAGTAGATGTTGAAACCAATGGTTTAGACCCTTTTCACAGTAACCAATTATGTGGAATAGGAATAGGAACAGAGGAAGGAGATACTTATTACTTTCCCTTTCGACATCAACAGGGTGGGAATCTAATTATCAAGAAATATTTGAAACCTTTAATAGAGGTTATGAGTCAAAGAGAGACTCTAATCGGATATAACATTAAATTCGATTTAAAATTTCTAGAATTGGAAGGATTAGATACCGACAACATTAAACTAGTTGATGTCTTAGTAATGGTACGTTTAACTGAACCTACTACTATCCGAGATTTAGATTTAACTTCTACAATATCTAGGAGTTATGGGAAGAAAGCAGCTTCGTATGACATAGAAACTAAGAAGATTTTAAAGTCTAATAAATGGCACAAAGATTTTTCTTTGGCTCCTGTAGATATATTAGGGGAATATTGCGAGCAAGATGTGAAATGGACTGCTAAATTACATGAAGATAGAATGTTAGATATAAAAGAATCCGATCAAACGGAATTATTTGAAGCACAATGTGAATTAACTAAAGTATTAAATCATATGGAAAGAACAGGTATTCCGATTGATCTAGAGTATGCGAAAGATTTGATAGATAAGTTAGAAACTAGAAAACAAGAAGTAGAAAAACAGGTTAAAACTTTACTAGATGACCCTGAAATAAATATAGGGAGTACTAAACAATTAGGGGAAGCTCTTAACAAAAGAGGTATTAAATCTCCTGTGAAAACTCCGAAAGGAAAACAGTCTTGGAGTGAAGAAGCTTTAGCTAGAATAAATAATCCTATTGCTGGGTTAGTAAGACAGTATAGAACTTTAGACAAATTAAAGAGTACTTATGTAGAATCTTTAATAGAGCCTTATGAAATCCCTGTTTTACACTCGTCTTTCTGTAATTGGGGTACTTTAACAGGTAGGTTATCATCTAGAGACCCTAATCTACAAAACATACCTAGAAACCATTTTAAATTATCTGATAGAAAGTTTGATAGCGATGAGAGACAAGATATTATAAAAAGAATAAATGCTTCTCTAACTTCTAAAGGTGGAGAACCTATTGAGAGTTTAGACGATGAAGTATTAGATACTTGGGGATTTATAGGAGATGAGTCTTTTGATGAGACAGATACAAAAGAAATATCTATTAGAAGATTATTTGTACCTAGAAAAGACTACACTTTAATTTCTTTTGATTATTCTCAAATGGAAGTAAGGGTATTTCTAAGTTATTTAAAAAATCCAAAGTTTGATGACTTATTAAAGAAGGGTGATTTAGATTTTCACTCCGAAGCAGCTAAGTTAGCTTTTAATATTTCAGAGAACCATGCAGATTTTAAAACTTATAGGCAAGCTGCAAAAGCTATTACCTTTGGGATTATATATGGAATAGGCGATAAGAAATTAGCCACTCAATTGGGGGCTACAGTCGAAGATGCTAAGAAATATAAAAAAGATTATTTTAAGAATATCGAAGGCTCAAGAGATTTTATTAATGGTGTAATGCAGGCTGTTTTAGATAGAGGATATTTATATAATAAGTATAAAAGGTATTATGCTATTGAATCAAAATATGCTTACAAAGGAGTAAACTATTTAGTTCAAGGCACTAGTGCTGACATTTTAAGTGAAAGAATGATAGAAGTACATAAATATTTACAAGATACTCAAAGTAATATACTATTACAAGTACATGACGAGATTATATGTGAAATTCATAATGATGAGGTAAACACTATAACATACGAAATTAAAAATTTATTAGAAAACAATAGTTTAAATATCCCATTAAAAGTAGATGTGGAGGTTTGTGAACCTTCTTGGGCTTCAAAAAGAGATGTAACTTTTGTGAAACAAGGAGATTCTCATTGGGTTTTGGGAGGGAAGATAGATTTATCAGACTTACCTTCTAGAAAAGAACCTGAAAAAATCGAAGATCATATTGATTGGGATACAGTAGGAGTTTAAAGGAATAAAAATGGCAAAAATAGATATACACTTAGGATTTACATTCAGAGTTGGAGATGTAAATAGTAATCAATATAGTAGAGTCGATGTTACAGTTGGCGATGTTGATACTGATTTACCTATAGAAGACCAACTAGATAAAAGTAAAGAGACTGTAGACAAAGTTTGGGAAGAGGTAAGAAAACAAGTAGACAGTAAAATAGACGAGATTCTAGACGAGACGAAAAGTTAATGTTTGATCCTAAAGAAACAGAAATTACAAGAGCAGAAGTTTTACACTCACTTTTAGCAGAGAGAGAAAGACAAGATGCCCTATGGGGAGATCAAACTAAAAACTCAGATACTAAGTGGTTAAACATCACTTCTAGAATAGTACATAAAATGTATGATATTGTTGATGAGGAAGATTCCCAAGATATTTTATATTCAGAAGTTATACAAGGGGCTTCTTTATTAATGGCTTGGGCTGAATATTTAAGAAGAAAGAATTCAAAAGAGGAATAAAATGGATAATGATAAACTATTTGAACGATTACAGAAAGCAAATCCTAAAATAGATTTGAAAATAGGAGACGATGATGTATTTAATTATGAAAGAATCTCTTTTGGAGTACCTAAATTAGATAAATTAGTAGGTGGGGGAATACCAAAGAAGAGATTTAGTATGTTATATGGAGCAACTAATGTTGGAAAGTCTTTTTTAGCTTCACAGTTAGTAGCCAATGTTCAAAAAGATGGGGGAACAGCAGTATGGATTGATACTGAACAATCTTTTGACCCTATATGGAATGAGAAGAATGGGGTGGATACAAGTAAAATTATAGTTTTACAACCTGCAAATGGGGAAGAAGGGCTTAATTTAGCTAGTTCAGCTTTGCAAGAAGGAGTAGATATTGTAGTAATAGATAGTTTTGCTGGTTTAGTTCCAGCTTCAGTTCAAGACGAAGAGTTTGGATATAATCCAATGGCTTGGCAAGCAAGGTTTTTAAATTCAGCTTTGCCTAAACTATTAACACATTTAAAACATGGGTCAGCTTTAGTAGCGATAAACCAATTAAGAAGTAATGTAGGCCGAGTAACTTATAATAATATGCCCGGTGGGATAGGACAACAGTTTTATACGCATTTACAATTAGAAGTTAGACGATCAGCTTGGATAGAAGAAGATAAAAAGAAGATAGGATTTGAAATGGAAGTAAGACTAAAGAAGACTAAACAAGGTGGAGATGATTGGGATTCAATTATATTACCTTATAAAGTAGGTGGGGGAATTGATCTAATAGAAGTGACTATCAATGAAGCTTTAGAGAAAGGTTTAATAAAACAATCAGGAGCTTGGTATTCTTATAAGGAAGAAAGAATTCAAGGTAAAAATAGAGTAAGACAGTATTTTGTAGATAATCCAAATATGTACGAACAATTAACTAAAGAAGTGAATGATGACCTATTATCATAAAGACTACACTCCACAAGAAAAAACTTTTGCTAAGTGTATACAAGAATTTGGTCTTCGCTATGAAACCCAATACTCTTTTCCACCCTATACAGTAGATTTTTATATACCTGAAGTTAAACTAGTAATCGAGGCAGATGGAATGTTTGGACATTTAAAAAAAGCAGATGCTAAAAGAGATGCTAATTTATTAGAAGATTATAATAAAGAAATAAGAAAAGTATTTCATATTTCAGAAACAAGCAAAAAGAAAATAATGCCTTTAATAGAACAAGTTTTAAATGAGATTGAGGAGGAAGATAATGGCAGGAATTAGACAAATAGGGGCAACTAAAAGAAGAACTTCAAACCAAGATAGATGGCTTTTGAAAGCAATGGAAGATTTATTATCTTCTAATAAAGTTTTTGGTAAGAAAGGAGTTTTTTATCCTTCCATAGTATCTAATCCATGTGATAGATATGTTTATTTATCTTATAATGGTTTACTACCTGCTCAAGCTATAGCAGGAAATTTGCAAAGAATTTTTGACAATGGTAATTATTTAGAGTATAGGATAAATAAATACTTTGAAAAGTTGGGTATAGTAAGAAAAAGAGAATCTCCTGTAAAATTAGAAACTCCACATATATCAGGTAGGATAGACTTCATTATAAGCCATCCTGAACATCAGGAAGTTATACTAGAATTAAAATCTATCAATAGTAGAAACTTTGAGCTATTAAAACTTGCTCCTAAAGAAGATCATATGATTCAAATACAAATTTATTTAAATTTAGCAGCTTATGATCATGGAATTGTTTTATATGAAAATAAAAACGATCAAAGATTAAAAGCTTTTAAAGTTGAAAAAGACCCTGTAATGTGGGATAATATATTAGAAAGATTATTTAAAATTATGGGGATGAGAAGAATACCTGAGAAATGTACAGGCGAATCTTATTGCAACTGTAAATTAGTAAAATAAGGAGAAATAAATGTCACCTAAAAGAACCTTAGGAAATATAACTAAGTATGTTTCAAATTTACCTATTGATAAATTAGATTTTGAAGAAGTTTTTGATGAAGTAAAGGAAGGGGAGGAAAGACCCAAACTTCAAGTAGCTAAGTTAGTAGACCTAAATGACAAAGAGTTACAAAATGCTTTATATCATTATGGAGCAGGCAAAGCTTTTTTAGAAGTAGAGCTATCTGATATACAATCTAAGACAGCTTTACTAGAGGATATGTATAATGAGATTCTTTCTATTACCACATATAAAATAGTAGATAGAAGAGCAGAGGAAGGATTAATAAAACTTAATAAAGAAGGCTTAGAAGGAGCAGCTTTGTCTGAATCCGAAGACCTTAAAAAATATAAAGAACAAATAAGAGAAGCGACAGGAAGACATATACTAATAGAAGGAGAATTAAAATCTTATACTTCTATGTATAATGCAATTTCTAGAGTTATTACAGCAAGAGATCAAGATAAAAAGGAGTATAATAGATAATGGATGTTTCAGAATTTATACATGAATGGGATGATTACGCAGTAAGTGAGCTGATAAATGATCTATCAAAAACTGTAAGTGGCATGAGATATGCTGCTTATAAAGAAGATGCTGAGTTAATGTTAGACATTGTCTCAGAAGCACATACTTGTTTAGAAGCTTTAGAATCTGTGATGTTAGACCGAAACACAGATCAAGAATGAAAAATTTTATTGGAATAGATTGTTCAAGCAAAGCTATACATTCTGTGTGGTTAGGCAATGGAGGGTCTATATTAAAACAAGTAAAGTGGGAACATAAAGCCAAAGATTTTGATGAAAGATTCTTTAATTTTATGTCAGACTTTGATCACTATTTAAGTACAATAAGTAAAGAGGCTCAAGCAGCTGTAGAAGCAGCTATCTTTATACAGAATCCTAAATCTACTATAGCTTTAGCTTCAGTAGTAGGATGTGTAAGATATCTTTGTCATAAGTATGGAATTGATTGTGTTCCAATCGATAATACTAAATGGAAAAAAGATATTATAGGAAAAGGAAACGCCTCTAAAATAGAGATAAAAGCTTTCGCTGAGAAACATTGGGGAGAGACTTTTGAAGAACAGGATTTTGCAGATGCAGCCTGTATAGCATTATGGATAAAAAGACAGTTCGAGTTGGAGAAAATTGATGAACAAGAAAAGCAAGAAGACAAAAAAAGAAGAGTTACCAAAGGATAGTTTACCTGAAGGGGTTACACAAGAAGATTTATTTAAACAATATGGAAAATTAGTTTGGTGTGATTTTAATGATTGTTTTTGGAACTCAAGACCCAAAGGGTTAAAGAGAACTGTAGGAAGTGTTTTAAATAATAGATACTATAGACCTTTAGGAACTAAAGATGAATCTTGGGTTGGTATTTGTGGAAGACCTAATGAAATAGCAATTAGGTTCCAAAGAAGAACTACAAAAGGAGGAGCCAAACAAGAATCTCCAATTTGTTTTGTACCTGCTAAAAATGGTAAAACAGGACATATGGATTTTTCAAAAATGTTACAATCTGATGGAACACCTTTTGGTGGAAGTTTGAACTCTCAAGCTGTACACCCTGAAGAACATTTAAATTATGATATGGATTATTAAAATATGCCGAAAATATTACCAAAAGAAATGAAACAAAAAGCTCAAAAATTATATTTAGAGGGCAAAACAATTAACGAAGTATATGAAGAATTACTTAAAACCTACCCTAAAGAAAATATAGCTAAATCTACAGTTTATTCTTGGCCATCAAGAAATAAATGGGATGAGGATATGCAAGAAATAGATTCTAAAGTAGCTAAGAAAGTTAAAGATTCAGTAGTAGAAACCCAAAGTCAAAGAGCAGCTAGAACACAGCTAGAACATTTAGATGAATATACTACTCTTAGAAGTAAAGCCTTAGCAGAATTAGGTGTATTAGACTTTAAAACTGCTGAGGGGGCTGCCAAAGCATTAGATATGGGTATACAAGGAGAAAGAAAAGTAATGGAAGGTTTAATTAATTTAAGTTTTGTTCAGGATATAGTAGGCGTTCTCGTAGACGAAATTGAAGATAAAGAATTATTAAAGAAGATAAGTATTAAATTGCAAGGTGTTTTGAAAGAACATGAATAAAAAATCAGATTTTAAAAAAGAATTAATTTCATATACAGACGCTTTTGAAACATTAGCAGATGGGTTAGTATCTACAGATGGCAAAAAGTTTGAAGGAAGTTTTCACTCCTTTTTAACAGATGTTTGGGCTTATAGTTTCGATCACCCTGAATATTTTAATGCTTGGCATATAGGGGTTTTAGCAGAAGATATAGAAAGATGCTTGGAAGAGGATAAAAACTATGTAGCTGTTCTCCCAAGATTTCATTTTAAATCTACTATTCTAGGTCATGCTTTTAGTGTATGGAGATTATTACAATCAAAAAGAGATATGTCAGTTCTTTATCTATCATTTAGTGATGGAATGGCTAGATATCATTTATCAGAAATAAATAAATCAGTTCAAAGAAACCCTATCTTAACAAGTATGATGGTAAATAGATCACCGAAAGCAGATTTTTCTTTTAGGTATTATATAAATAAAAACCCTATGGAAATTATGCATGGAGGATTGTTTTCCTTTAAAAGAGGTATGCACGTCAATGGAGCTTTGATTGCCGATGACGTATTAAGAGACCCTGAAAACCCTTTGAATATGGGGCAGATAACTAAAGTTGAAGACCACTTCATGACAGAATCAATGTTCATACCATTAAAAGGAGTTCCTGTTATTGTATTAGGAACACCCATGATGCCCGGAGATTTATTAAGTAAGTTACAAGAAGACGAAAGATTTATAGCAAGAACATTACCTGCTTTAGACCCTGAACCAAAAAGAAGAGTATTGATGCCTGAATTATATTCAGAGGAGTGGTTATTAAATCAACAAAAAGCAAGACCTAAGTCTTTTGCTTCAGAGTTTTTATTGCAACCACACTTTTCTACTGAATCTTATTTTGAAGAGGATCAAATTACTGCTTGTGAAGACGAAAAATTAGTAAATTTATCGTATAATAAAACATATCTAAAATCTATGGATGAGCAAATATTTGGGGGGTTTGATGTAGGTAAAAAGAGACACCCTTCCCATTTAGTTTTATTCAGTAGAATAAAAGATCAAGTAAAACAAATCCATTCTTCCTTTTTAGATGGGTGGGCATATACAGACCAAGTAAAGTATCTGAATGACGTAGCTGAAAACTACCAATTAGATGGAGGTTATGTAGATAATACTAGAGGAGAGTTAGAAGATAGGGGCTTACATAGACTTTGGAGATCAATGTCTTTTACAAGAAAGTCTAAAAATACAATGGCTCAAGTCTTTGAGAAATTTATAGTATCAGGAAACTTAAAGTTGATAAAAGATGAGAGACAAAAACAACAAATAATCTCAGTTAATAATGAGTTAAAAGCTCCTGAAACCCCAATGGGTCATGGAGATGCTTTCTTCTCAATAGCTATGGCTTTACAAGCTATACACGAAACAGAAGAATACAAATACGAGGCTGTGGGAGGGCTTGGAGATTGGTTAGATGCTATATCACCTGACGAATCGCCTAAACCTAAAGAACATCCTGTACTTAAAAAATTAAAATTTGAAGGAGACACTAAAACAACAATCTCGATTGACGGAGTTCAGGAAAGAGATATGGAATCATTAAACCCTAACTGTAGGGAACAGTTTTGTGTACCGGAATTTTGGGTTCTAGAAAATAAATTATGTTTATATTGCAATTACAGAGGATAAGGAGTAGAAATGGATAATATAACAACATCTCTTAATGAACAAACCGAAGAAGTATCAGAGTCTGAATCAGAGCTGACCGAACAAGCTGAGGTAGTATTAAACCATAGGTATTATTTAAAAGATACTGAAGGGGAAGTTACCGAAAATAGTTCAGATTTGTTTAGGAGAGTAGCAAAAGCTGTCTCTTCTATAGAAAAAGACTATAAAATTTTACCTGTAGAATCAGAATTATTAGAAAAAGATTTCTATTCTATGATGTCAAAATTAGAATTTATTCCTAATTCACCTACCCTTATGAATGCAGGAACTGAACAAGGAACATTGTCAGCTTGTTTTGTACTTCCACTAGAAGACTCTATGGAAGACATAATGAAAACAGCTCATGATATAGCTATGGTTCAAAAATTTGGTGGGGGTACAGGCTTTGCCTTATCACACCTAAGACCAAAAGGAGATAAAATAAAAACTACTCATGGAATTGCTTGTGGCCCTATAGCTGTTTTAAAAACACTATCTCAAGTATCTTCAATGATAACTCAAGGGGGTAAAAGAGATGGGGCAAATATGGCAGTAATGGCTGTATCTCATCCTGATATTGAAGAGTTTATTTCTTGTAAAGCTGTAGAAGGCGATATACATAATTTTAATATTTCAGTAGGTGTAGATACCAAGTTCATGGAAGCTGTGAAGAATAATACTAGTTATCCTCTTGTTAATCCAAACACTAAACAAATTACTAAATGGATAGATGCAAGAGAATTGTTTAGTACTATAGTAGATGGGGCTTGGAGAAATGGAGAACCCGGCATGATTTTCTTGGACAAAGTAAACGAAGATAATGTTGTTATAGATACTCTCGGAGAAATGGTTGCAACTAATCCTTGTGGGGAACAACCACTTTTAGGAAATGAAAGTTGTAATTTAGGCTCAATAAACCTAGCTAAATTTTATAGGAATGTTGAAGGAAGTTGGGAAGATAAAATAGATTGGGATAATTTGAAAAAAGTTACTACTCTATCTACACACTTTTTAGATAATGTAATTGATGCAAATAAATATGCTACTAAAGATATAGAAGATATGACAAAATCTACTCGAAAGATAGGATTAGGTGTTATGGGTTTTGCTGATTTATTAATTCAATTGCGAATTCCATATAATACAGAACTAGCTAGAGAAGTGGGAGAATCTCTAATGAAATTTATTAGAGAACATTCTGATCTTTACTCAAAACATTTAGCTAATCTTAGAGGAGTATATCCTGCAGGAGAAGGGAAGGATGAATATAGAAATGCTTGTAGAATGACAGTAGCCCCAACAGGAACTATTTCTATGATTGCAGGTTGTTCTAGTGGAATAGAACCTTCTTTCGCATTAGTTTGGAAGAAAGCTAACATATTAGAAGGTAAAACTTTATACTATTCTAATAAGTATTTTGAAGCAGATGCGAAAAAACACGGATTTTATTCCGAAGATTTAATGGAATATTTATCTAATGGGGGTTCTTTACAAGATAGAGATGAAGTTCCACAATGGATAAAGGATGTGTATATTACTTCTCCTGAAATTTCACCTGAAGCTCATGTATTAATGCAATCAGCTTTTCAAAAGTCTGTTGATTCAGGTATATCTAAAACAATCAATTTTCCAAACGAAGCTACTAGAGAAGATGTTCAAGAAGCATATCTATTGGCATGGGAAACAGGTTGTAAAGGTATTACAGTTTACAGGGCAGGAAGCCGAGAAAAAGAAGTTTTAGTAAAAGGAACCGATAAAAAAGAAGAAGAAGTTTCTATGTGTTGCGATTCACCTAATATAGTAGAAGAGTCAGGATGTGAAACTTGTAAATCATGTGGTTGGAGTCTTTGTCATGTTGCATAAAGAAATCTTTTCGGATATAATAAGTAAAGCAAAGAAGACAGCTAAGAAACGGAATCCTGCTTTATGGTCTAGAATAAAATCTGCTGTAAAAGCAGGTAGTAAAGGTGGAAGAGCAGGTCAATGGTCTGCTCGTAAAGCTCAATTAGCTGTACAAAGATATAAAAAATCAGGTGGGGGATATAAAGGAAAGAAGACAGGTAAAACAGGATTAAGTAGGTGGACTAAACAGAAATGGGGAACTAAATCAGGTAAACCTAGTAGAAAGACAGGAGAAAGGTATTTACCTAAAAAAGCTAGACAAGCTTTATCTCCACAAGAATATGGAGCTAGTACAAGAGCTAAAAGGAAGGCTACTAAACAAGGGAAACAATTCTCAGCCCAACCCAAGAGAATAGCTCGAAAAACAGCAAAGTATCGAAAAAAGTAAAAAATTTAGTATAATAAGAATAGGAGTATAGAATGGCAGTAGGCAATATGCTTAGAGATAGAGAAATTCAGTATGTGGCTATGAAGGATGATACCACTCAAACGTGGAGAATTTTAGACACATGGCATGAAGAATTAAAAAATTTAGATCCGGATGATGAAATACCTGATGATAGTAAAGCAGTTAATGTACTAACAGAAGGACAATTCCTGTCTATAGTAAAAGAAGCAGCTAGATTAGGAGTTTTACAGAATGTGAACCTTTCTAATGTCGAAGAAGTTGAAGAATTAGAAGATAAGATTTTAGGTTTAGAAGAAGAAATATCAGATTTAAAAGCTGATGCTACTAAACATGAAACAGAAAATAACATTTTAAAGCAAGAACCTACATCTGAAAGTTTTATGATAAAGAAATTAGCTATGAATAACATTATGAAACTTGCAGCTATAGATGATGTAAACAAACTTGCAGTAGATTAAAAGGTGAAAATATGGCAAAATTAGGTGATTACCTTCCTGAAGTACCTCAATTAGTTAATCAAATGACTGAATTTAACGAGAATTTGAATTTATTGCAGTTAATGAAAGCAAGTTCAGAGACTTCATCAGCCCCAACATTAGGTCTTGATCATGTGGTAAATACATGGGTCAGACATCAAATGGCTTATAGACAACAATTAGTAATGGATTTACAAACTATTACTTATTCGGTTGCTGAAATAAGGTCTCCACTAGGACATATAACTAGTGAAGTATTTAGAAGAGGAGTAAAAATTGTCCCTAAAGTTCAAAATCCGAGCTTGGATGAGAAAAAACGATTAGAAGAACTAATTCTAGATTGTAATATTTTTGATCAAACCCTAGAAGAAGTATTTAGACAAGTTCATTATGACATAAATTCTATAGATGATGGGTTTATTTATCTAGTTAAAGAGTATACATCCAAAGAAGATAATAGAATAACTTCTAGAGTTAAAGAAATACGAAGGTTGAATCCAGCTCTAGTAGAATTTGATTTAGATACTGCTGGTTTACCTAAAAATTCTCATTTCTTATGTCCTATACATAGAGAAGATGTAAGCGAAAAACCCGGTATTTGTAAATCTTCAGGCTGTAGCCATAAATTATGGCCTGCTATGTACAAATACTATCATAGAAATCAACATGTATATTTATTTGATGGGGAAGTTATACACACTTCTAAATTCTCTCCATCAGAAACATATGGTTGGTCTCCTATATTAACCATATTTGAAAAGGCTTTAACTCTTATAGGTATGGATAAAAATATTTATAGGTATTTCTTCGAAAGAAAAATGCCTGCTTCTATGGTAATGGTAACAACAGACGATCCTGAAAGTTTAAGAAGGGAAAGAGCTCATATAGCAGCTCAAACTAGAATAGACCCTAACTATATACCTATGGTAGCTGTATCTTCTAGAAATAATAGAGGTAGAGTAGATATGGTTAGACTATTCCATACTTTACAAGAAATGGATTATTTGCCTGTTAGGCAGGAAATAAGAGAAAGAGTAGCTGCAATGTGGGGTGTTACTCCTGCATGGCAAGGTACTCCTGATGCTTTTGGTGGTTTATCAACACAAACCCAACAATTAGTTGTTATGGGTCGTGTGGTTGAAGCAGATCAAAGATTGTTCCATGAAAAAGTTATCCCTTTACTTATGGATGCTTTATCTGTTGAAGATTGGGTTATTCAATTAGAACAACCTGAAGAAAAAGCAGAAGCAACTAGAATAAGTTTTGCTACTCAAAGAGCTCAAATTGCTAATCAGTACTTACAGATGGGATTCGATGTTAAATTAAAACAGGATGATGTTCCAATAGATGAAGCTGAATTTATAATAGCAGGAGAACCTGTTCCAACAGCTAAAATGCAAGGAGAACAGACAGCTATGGCTATTGAACAGCAAAAAGAACAAGCTGAACAGATGAAAGCTATGCAACAAGGGGATAGTGAGCAAGGAGAAGGCGAAGAGATGGAAAAATCCTTAAATATAGATGAAGAAGCTATAAAAACAGCTGTAGCAAAAGCTTTTACACCTGATTTTCATGCTAAAGGCCCCGATAAAGAAAGAGATATAGATGAATGGGCTAAAAAAAGAGAGAAAAAAGCAGAAGATAGAGCATATGGTTTTAAAGATATAGGAGGAAATCCTAAAAATTATCAAAAATCTTGGATAGAAGATTTATCAGATCAAGGTTTTACATCTCCAATTATTAAATCTGTAACTGATGATGGCTCTCAAATGTGGTTCTCTCAAAACAATGTTGATTATGTGGCTTCATTGTCACCTTCAGGAGTAGTAAATGTTGAGAAAGCTTCTTTTACACCATCAGTTCCTTCAGTTTCATATAATCCTACAGGTTCAAATACTAGAAAGGATAAAGAAGATGACGAGGAAGATTAATGCCAATTAAGAAAACCAATAAGGGATGGTATTGGGGAAGTAAAGGCCCCTTTAATTCAAAAAAGAAAGCCCAACAAGTTGCCCAAGCAGCTTACGCATCAGGATATCAAAAAAGTTTTCAAGAAGGGAACATAACTAAATTAATAGAAAGTATTGTATATGACCTGAGAAAAGAAAATGGGGGAGGTTTTAACGGAAGTAGTGGTACAGTTTTCACTTCAACTAATTCAGGAATCTTTACTCCCACTTATGGTAGTTCAAAGTCAACACGCAAACGAAAAAAGAAAATCCGTGATAAAAGAAGTAAAGGTCAAGGATTAATAAGTGCTAAAAAAAGATCAGGAGTAGAAAGACTTCAAAGATGGATGACAGACAGATCACCTGTAAAAAAATTAAAGAAGGATGTTGAAATATCTAAAGGGAATCAATCAGGACTTCTTACAGGAAGTTCTTCAGGATATCAAACCCAACCTGTAAACAATCCTATGCGAATAGATTGGCAAAAACCACACAAAGATATGATTAGACACGAAGAAAATGATCCACCTAAATATGTAGAAAGAGGAGAAGATAACGATAAAAAACAAAATTTATCTGTAATAGAACAAAACGACTTTGAAAGGAAGGTAACTGAAATGGATGATGATAATAAAAGAAAAACAAGAGGAAGAGATACTAAAGAATTAGACGCTGAAGTTTCTGCAACAGCAGGGATAGTTCAACTGTCAAAACAGCCTAATAAATTTGGAAATCCTCAAGATGATGAATTATTAAGAGGAGCCAAGAAAGACAAATCAAAGGAAGAAGACAAGATAGATTTAGAGTTAGATGCTAATAAGCCTTTACATTCACTTGAAAAAGCGTTAGAATTAGCAGATAAAGATGGAATAACCCTGTTCCAAGCACTAAGAAAAGTAGATAATGAGTAATATTTTATCTAAACAGGAGTGCCCTAAATGTACAGGGAAAATGTTTCTAAATCAAGATAAAGATTTACAATGTTTATATTGTGGAAAAATAATAGTTTTAAAGATTAGGAGAAGTTATGATACCGGAAAAGGCAAAATCAGAGATAATAAGAAAACACGCAATGGGGGAGACTTGGACAGCCATAAGGAATTGGTTGGAAGAAGAGTATGGGGTGAAGGTTCACAGAACAACCATTTCAAGATGGCACGCAAAAGAGGTTTATTCAAGACCTATTAAAGAAGAAGAAGATATAGAAATTGAAGTAAACCTATCCGAAGAAGACAGGATAAAATTAGATAAGAAAGTTATTACCCATAAAGCTGAATCTAAATACTTCAAAAAAATGTATGAGAAGGTTTTAAAAGAGAATACAAAAGTCGATCTTATCATAGAAGCTATTAAGGATTATGCCCCTGCTTTTAAAAGTCACCCTAAAATTAAATACCCAAAACCCAAAGGAAAAGTAAGAGGGAAAAGTCCTGTAACAGCTATTGCTCCTTTGACTGATACTCATGTTGGAGACGTTGTTCGTGCCGATCAAATGCTAGGATTAAATGCTTATGACATAGATATCTTTAATAAAAGGTTATATGGGTGGGCTGAACAAGTATTAAACCTAACTAACTTTCAAAGAACTCATACAGAAGTCACTCATTTAGTAATTCCAATGCTTGGAGATATGATTAGTGGGGATATACATGATGAGTTAGCTAGAACAAATGCAGACAATAATCTAGGTCAAATGATTAGAGGAGCCAATTTAATAGCTCAAGCTTTAATGTATTTAGCTCCACACTACGAAGAAATAAGAGTTCCTTGTGTTGTAGGTAATCATGGTCGTATGACTAGAAAGATACCTGCTAAAGATAAATATTTAGATTGGGATTACATGTTGTATCAATGGGTAGCAACTTTTTGTAGAAATCAAAAGAATATAAAGTTTGAAATACCTAAAAGTTTTGCTCATATCTTTGAAGCAGCAAACAGAAAATTCCTTATTTTACATGGAGATTCTATAAGTGGTTCAGGAAGTTTAGTAGGAATGAATAACTCAGCTGCTAAATTAAGAGGAGTATTGCAATATAGGAAAGGTCTAGAAGAAGAAGTATCTAGGCTTAATATAGATAGTGCTGCTCCGATAGGATATGATTTTGATACTGTTATGATGGGACATTTTCATAGAGTAGATGAGATAGATATTGGTACAGGAGAGTTATTTATATGTGGAACTATGAAAGGTGGAGACGAATATGCTTTAAATAGACTTCATTTAATATCTAAACCTAAACAAATCATTACTTGGTGGCATCCTAAATACGGATATCTAAGTAAAAATGTTATATATTTAAATCGATATGATTCAAGTGAAGAAGCATTTGAAGATGTTTTACCTGAAATTTGGGCTGACTAGGAGAAAAATACACACTTCGTTAGTATAATATAAAAGAGGTGGAAATGTCTTTAGATAAAGTTTTCAAAAACACATTCAATAGATTTAAAATTGATACTTTACAAAAGGTAAAGGAATCTGCCCCTGTAAAAAGTGGAAATCTCAGAGATTCGATATCTGTAGCAGGAACTTATCCTAAAGCTGTTATCTCTGTAGCTGCTCCTTATTCATCTGAAGTTAATGAAGGTGTAGGAGAAGATAGAAAATTTACAGGAGATTATACAGTAAATAGAAAAGCTTATCAAAGAAGAACTAAGAATGGAAGAATGTCTTATGTACCAGCTTCTTCCTACATTCTTAGGGATAAGAGACCTGTACAAGTATCTGAAGGTGTATTTAGAACTCTTTCTGAAGTAAAAGGTTCAGAGGGTTCAGGATTTATAGATAAACACCTTGAGGATGCTAGTGAAAGATATGAAAAAATCTTAAAAGAAGAATTAGCAAAGTATTATAGAGTTAAATAAGGAGAAAACTATGGCAGAATCTATAAAAATTACGCCTGATCAAGAGTATATAATGTCTAGACATTCTAAAATGGTAGGGAAAGTCTTAGATTTAATAGAAGCTTCTATGCCTGAAGGTAATCAATGTGAGAAAATGAAGAAATTAATTCAGCAACCTTTATATGATTATCGAAATGAGATGTTGAAATTCATTTCCGATGGCCAAAAAGTAGAAGATAACTAACTATTTCCTATTCAATTTGTGAAATTTTTCACTTTTCATAGTATAATATAATTGAGGGGTATTATACCCTTTATTTTATAAATTATATTTAACGAAGGCCGGGAGTGGCTTAGACCAGCTTTCCAATTAAATAGTTAAGTTTTGGAATGGAGGAAACTTATGTCTGACGAAATCTTAGCGAATCTAGAAAAACACATGGAAGGCAATCAGCTAGCTCTTGCTGCTGTAGCAGAAGTGTTACAAAAGATGGATGCTCGATTACTGAAAGAAGAAGAAGACGAAGAAGAGAAAGAAATGGAAAAGGCAGCTGAAGCTGAACAAGAAGCTTTAGTCAAGTCCATTACTGATAGCGTTATCGCTACATTGAAAGCCGATCAAGGCATGGATGTAGATGGTGATAAAGTTAGATCAGCTTCACAAGGCCCAGCAGGCCAAGCTGACGAAGAAAAACCAGCTTCACCTACCACAAAAATAGAAGATCAGCAAGCAACAATCCAAGCTATGCAAAAGGCTGACGAAGAAGATGATGACGAAGATGCCGAAAAAGCTAGCGTGAAAATGAAAGCAGATGACGACAAAGAAGAAGACGATGCTGAAAAAGAAATGGCAAAAGCTAAAGAAGAAGATGATGATGATGAAAAAGAAATGGACAAAGCTGAAGACGACACAATAACAGCAATGAGAAAAGAACTTGATGCACTTAAAAAACAATTAGGTGATGCAGAGTCTAATATCGAAAAAGCTGTTCAGGAAGAGTCTGAAAGTCGGTTGAGAAAAATGGGATTCAGAGAAGAAACTTCTCTACAAGCCCCTAAAATTACTCACCCACTAGGAACAGATGGAACTACACCTATCGTAAAAGGAGATAATCCTGCAGATACTGTAGACCAACTTGCTTCTCTTTCTTATAAAGAATTGAGAGACCTACAAAGTAAAATTGAAATGGGCGATACCGATGGTGTTCCACGAGAATTAATTGGTAAATAATCATTACAATTTTTTAATTATTTTATAAACACAGAAAAAACATGAGGAAATAAATATTATGGCAAATCCATCCTTATCGGAATATATTTCTCAGAGTCAAAGAGGCCTATACTCTTCAGTATTTGGCCCTGAATATTTAATGAAGCAGACCTACTTTACTGTAGATACTGCAACAGGCATATTCAATACGACTTACGGAAGAAAAGTATGGCAAGCTTTGAACAACCAAACTCGTGCTTTTAATGCAATACCAAGAACTGTATGGGGTAATACAGCTGGTTGGAGGATCAGAACCGATAGAGGTTCAGGAAGATCACGACCTGTTACTGAAACAGGAACTCTACCTACTGTTGACGTTTCAAATATAGAAAGCGTCAGCTCCCTACCAAAGATTGTATCAACAACCTTTGGAGCATCAGTCAAGTCCGTATTTACTGCCCAATTAGAAGGTGGTGTAGGTGACGTATTAGCATTAGAAAACGAAAATGCTCAACTTGACCATGTAAAAGAAATGAACCAAGAATTATTAGCTGGTTCTGCATATCAATTATCAGGTGGTTCAACTACCACATCGGTACTTGGTTCAAACTCAACTGAAGCAGCCCACTTTAAAGTAGGCGACACAGTAGCTTTCTACGATGCTTCAGCCACAGCTAATATTAAAACAGACGCTAGTGTGACTGTATCTAGCGTATCAGGAGCAACAATTACTCACGGAGCTGCAGGAGTAACTCTAGCAGACGGAGACGTTATTTTCGCTTTGAGAAGAGCTGGAATAACATCCCTTGATGATGTTGTTGCCGAAGACGGAATGGCAGTAGGTGGCGTAAATGCTTCACCTTCAGCTTATGACTTAACAGTCGCAGGAAGAACAGCAGGAGCATGGAATGCAGCTGCTAGTGCTTCTTACAATAGTGGTACAGGAAGAGATTTATCTCTAAACCTTTTAGATACTGCTATCCAGAAAATCAGAACCAATGGTGGTGAACCTAAAGTAATCATCATGGGTCATGATCAGTACTTCAAGTTAGAGAGATTATTAAACTCTCAACAGAGGTATATGGGACAAGAAGAATACCAAGTTGGTGTCGGATCAGAAAAGACTTTCCCCGGTACTAGAACAGGTCTTGTTCTTGCAACCTATCAAGGTATTCCAATATTACCTGATGCAGATACTCCGAAGTCAATTAACTCTTCAGATACTGCTCTAGGTTCAAACGTTTACGTTTTGGATACTGACTATCTTGAAATAGCTGTAGCTCAACCTACTCAGTATGTTGAGAATAGAGACTACTTCGCAGCCAATGCTTTGGTTGTAAGAGGTCTTCTTTACACTATGGCTGAAATGAGATGTCACAACTTCTTTGTACAAGCAAAGATTGCTGACTTAAACAGCTAAAACATATTTTATAAGGGGTGGAATTGATCTACCCCTTATAAATATCTTTTTATTAATAAAAATTTAACCTTAAATATTAGGGGGAAATAAATGGCATTATCAATAACAACGTCATCTAATGGAGTAGACTATCCATCAGGAGTTATAGGTGACTTAAAATATAAGGTAATTGAGATTACATTTGATTCTTCATATCCTACAGGTGGTGAATCACTAACTGCTAGCGATATTGGATTTGATCAGATTGTATTAGCTCAAATAGAACCTACTGATGGAATGAGTTTTGCTTATGACTATACAAATAGTAAAGTAAAAGCTTACGGAGTAGCTCCTGTTCCTGTAAAAATAAAAGATGACGATTCAGCAGCTTCTAATGGAGTAGCTGTATATGCTCATATTGATACAGTAGGAACAGATGCTGATAGAAAAATAGCCCATTTAGAATCAGTTACAGCTAATAATGCTACTGTTTACTTTACAGGTACATCTTCCAATAGTGCTACAGGTACTATGTGGGATGATGATGCAGCAGCTAGTGGTGGACTTCAAGTCTATGTAGATGAGGATGGGGATACTTCTCTATCAGGAGCTAAGTTCTTAGTTGATAACGACACTACAGAAACTGACTTATATGTTCCTTTGAGTGATGGTTCTTACCTAACTCTGTACAATGACGACTCTGCTTCATCTAATGGAGTAGCTGTTTACTTCGATGACAATGCTTCTAACACTTATGATAAGTGGCTCTTGGTAACACCAAGTAACGCTGATGTATCCGTTCATACATCTACAGTAGTAAGTGATAGATCAGAATCAGCTGAAGTACAAGCAACAGGAAACTTGTCATTACAGACTAGCATAAGAGCTTTTATACTAGGTCATTAATAATTAATTTAACGTATTGTATTGAATCATCAATTAATTTTGATGGTTCAAACAGTACATATTTATATATATGAGGAGATCAAATGTCCGAATTTAATTTTTCAGAGGGATGGCATGGTTGGGAAAGAGACCCAAGTACTAGAACTAGTGTACATGCTTTCACAAAATATTATCCCTTTAGAGCAGCAACTTCCACAACTGCTTCAACTCTTCTAACTGTAGACAGAGGAATACCTTCTGTAAATTTGGTAACTAACCCAAGAATTGAAGACTCAACTATCAGTATGTATACTGCTACAGGTTCTGCTATTTCAAGAGACACAGGACAATCGTCTTCAGGAGCAGCTTCCTTACTAGTTAATCCTGCAAACTCAGCAGCAGGAGAAGGCTTCTATTGGACATCAGATACTATAGCAGCTAATTATAATCAAGGAGAATCTTTTTTAATGGCTACTTGTGAAGTCAGAGGGGCTTCTGCAAGTGGAACTGTACACATACAGATACAAGATTCAAGTGGAACTGCGTTAGCTACATCCGATACACATAGCTTAACTACAGGTTTCGTTAAAATATCAGTAGTTTATAAGCTACCTAAAACAAGTGATCCAGCAGCCTACAGAATAGCTGTTTTATCACAGACCCAACATAATATAAATTGGTATACAGATAAAATTCATGTCGAACAAAGAGCAGATGGAAACGTAGTTGACTATGTTGATGGAGCTCAAGGACTTAATTATGAATGGGAAGGAGCAGCTGAAACAACTAAATCAAGAAGAAGAGCTGGTTTGGAAGTAATAAGAGGAATTTTTATTAGAAATGAATCTACTACAGCAGCCGATATAGTATATGTAGCTTTTGATCAGACAGCTACAACATCAACAGGAATAGCAATCCCCGGTGCTTCTGCAAACGCAGGCCCCAACGAATTTTATTCAAATTGGCCATTAGACTTTAGAAATAAAGTTTCGGTCATAGCAGCTCAAAATACTCCTACAGTTAGTGGAGTTATTTGGGGAATTCATTCAGGATAATAAGGAGAATAATTTATGGCTTCAACAATTTCAGCAGCGACATTAACAGTAACAATTACTGAAGCAGTAACCTTAAATGGTTACGATCAAGGCTCGTCAAACAGCTTAACTATATCTAGTGTTAACGAAGTATTTAAAAGAATAGTAACTTGCCCTGCAAGTAATGTTACAGTTATTGCTTCTTTTAATTCTAATGTATATGGAGCAGCAGGGGCATTGGATGTGGAAGATGTTAAATATATCAGAATAACAAATAAAGATGATACTAATGCATTAGAATTAGGGGTAATAGGAGCAGCAACAAACTATATGGTAGAACTTGGAGCAGGAGAAAGTCATGTATTAGGAAGTCCTGATACTTTAATGTTAGCCGAAGCTGATACAGACCCAAGTTTCGGAACAATGACAGATTTATCTAGTATTGAAGTAGACCCCGGTAGTAATGCTATAGACGTAGAACTATTTATAGCTAGTGGTTAAAGGACTAATTTATGACAACTGAAATAGATAAAGATACTTGGTCTAAAGCTTTATACCAATTCGTAGAAGATGATGCTGAAATTCTTCCATTAGAGAAAGCAACTGATGGAAGAACTACAATGGATGAAATTGGGGATGCTTTAGAAGAGTATAAAAAGTTATATAAAGCAGGGATAGCTTCAAAAGCTGAGATATTAACCTTATCAAGAGCTTTTCCTGACAGCCCTGAGTATACAGAAGCTGCAAAACCTTTTAAAGATATAGAACCAATGGTAGTTGGAGGGCCGGCTTCTGTAGAATTAATAGATAGAGAAGGTCATATGATTACTTCTAGAGCTTTAAAAAAGGCTTTTGGAAACTATATGAAGAGTTTTAGAACTAGAAATGCAATGGTTTTACACTCGGATGTTCAAGTAGGATGGTGTTTACCAGCTTATATAAGTAAAGGTGGACAGATATTTAAAAGTGGTGTAGATGATAAAGGCTTGTTCTTTGTCTGTGAAATAAGAGATGATACTCGAATTGCTAAGAGAGTTATGGAACAAGTGAATGAAGGGAAACTAAAGAGCTATTCAATCGCTGGAAGTGCTACTAAAGTAGAAAATGTACAGAAAGGGTTAGTACCATATATGAGAGTAGATGATATGGAACTAGCTGAAGTAACTGTATGTGAAAAGGGTGTTAATCAATCAGCTTCTTTCGACTTATTAAAAGCCGAAGAAGAAGAGGAAGGGAAAGAAGAATTAAAAATAAAGATGCCTGACCTTAAAATTAAAAAAGAATTATTCTTTAAATCAGATACTGAAATAGATTTCTTAACTACCTTTGTAAATTATAATGATACTATTATAAACAAGGCTAAAGACCCTTTAACAGCTAAAGAATCGTTTACTACTCTACATAATACAGGGGGAAGAATAGAAGAACATAATAATTTATTAGATAGAATGAAGTTCCCTAATGAATTAGCCCCTGAAACATTAAGATATGCAACTGTAATACATGGAAAACAAAGCAAAGATGGGAAAAATATAGTATCTTATAAACCCGGAATTGTAAATCAAGCAGGTGAAATGCTTGGAGATAAGCATGATGAAGATGCTCCAACATTTAAAACAAGCGATAAAAATAAATCTAGACAGAAGACTAAGACAATCTCAATCACTAAAACCTTTTTAGATTTTGAAAAAAGATTTAGAAGAAAGAAAAAATCTAAGAAGGCAGGTATAGGAAATCTTGGATGGGCTGCAGGTATACTAGCCGGCCTAGCCATGCCTATAGCCCCTAAATACAATCCGGAGACATCAAGTTTCGAATGGAATTAAAGATGTGGTCGGTTACAGATGACTATATGGCTCTTTCAGAGTTTGATGGGAGTGGTTGCCACATAGATCATTGCATGTGGGAATGTGAATTAGATTGTATAGAGTATAATATAAATGAAGAGTGTAATTGTATGTGGGAAGGAGTACTATGAAAAAATGGAAAGCATCGTTATTAGCTACAGCAGTAGCAGGGACAACTATATTAGCAATAATAGGATACCGAGAAGTACTTAATAGTATAGTTAACGGAATAACAATAGATTCATTAACAACAAATGAATAAAAGAAACGCAGAAAAGAGATCAAAGATGTCACCT